TCAGATTATTAATTAAGAAAAATGTTGTCATGACAAGGGGAGCTTCGGCGCTGAATCTTGGTTGAGAAATATTCAGGTTACTGCATCCTTTAGAGAACAAATTTCGACTATATAGATAGTAAATAAGGGGAAATCGATTAAAATAAAGAGTCGGTCGGGTTAATGATTTGTCGATAAAGATAAAATTAGGGGTGTGTTCGTCAACTCAACCTCATTCGCATTTGTCAAACTTAGCGAGAAACTCGCTTCGTAATGATTCATACGATGTTGTAATTTGAGGTTGTGAATTTTGTTTTAAAACAGTATTCACTTCTGTTTGGAATTGTTTGTAGAAATTGGGTCCGTGTCCGTGTGCGAATCGTAAGGCATCCTCAAGATTGTCATAAAATAACTCATGTGGGTCTCCATTGATGGTGACCCAGTTCGTCAATTCTCGAATGACTTTCGGTGCCATTTCCATGTGCCATATGCCGTAATAAAACTCATCTCTTCTAAATGTACATTTGAGAAAAGAGAAGTCTTGGACATCTACGTATGGCGCCGTAGTTGTCCCGTCTTTTGTTGGTGCTGTGCAATTGTAGCCATAGTGAGTGAAAATTTTGGTGCGATTGAACATGTTGTAAATTGGGGCGTATGCGTCACTCACTGTTCCTCCTCCATCATCTCCGCATACGGCTTCTGCAGTTTCGCGGTCTTTTGCTTCACAGTTGGCATCTTCAGGTTTGCCTCCAGCGATCATCAGCTCGATCCAATTAGCGTAATTCAGAATATCATGTACTCCAGAATTAGTATCAGATGTGCAGCCTCGGCCTGAGGGTTCTCCTTGGAACACTCTGTAAACAGTGTCTTCAATGATGTGTATGCGATCGGTCACACTCCACACTGACCATTCTCGTCGGATATTATTGTCGTTGTCTTCTTCGTGGAACGTCATGAATTGGTTATCGACCTCGTACTTGTCATGGATGTCACTTGCTTTCACATTTCCATCCCATTCACCAAAATCTTCTGGCAAGTACTTAGTTCCTTTCTGTTGTAGATGGATCATGAGTGCTGTTGGGTCTGTTCCGTGCATGTCAAGTCCGAGTGCGTATCCTTCCTTAAATCCGATGGTCATTTTGAATGCTTGCATGGCGGCGTATAGTCGGCGGTGAGTGATCAACCACGCTACATTATGGATATTGAAAAATCGCGTCTTGTACAGTCTAGCTATACTTCGACGTTCATCTTTTAAAGTATCCACAA